TTTACAAGACTAAATGATTCATATTTAATTCACTTTCATAAAGTGTTTCTTTAGGTATTAAGAAATCGCCAATATGATGACATCTTTTAATACTAATCATTGAATTTTTAGGAATATTCAAAATAGTTGTTGAAAACTCATTTAATTTTGCTAATTGTAACATAGAACCATCATAAATTCTATAAATATAAACTACTTGTTCCTTCTTATTTGAAATAAAGACAGGATTTTTCATTTTTAAATACTTTTTTGTTTAATTAAAAGTATTTATAATATCAAATTTAAAATATTTATTTAATAAGCAAAAGATGCTAAAGATTGGGTATAAGGATTTTGTTTAAATGGATCCAACATACCAGGATCTAATCTATCTGATAATTTAACATTATCAAGTGTATCTTTTTCTTGAGTATATTCGCAAGTATTGTCTTGTGGTATTTCATTATAAATTTTATCAGGATTATTAATTCGGGGATTAAAATAATCACTTTCAATTTTCTTAATATCAATATTAAGAGTATCCATACCATTCGCAAGTTTTGTATTTTCTGTTGTTGGTGCTCTCCCTTGAGAAATAATTTCTTTGTTCGGATTTAGGTCTGCTCTATAATATTGATCATTTGCCATACTACCCGGTAGATAAGAACCAGCATTACCATTATATTCAAAGTTAGTAGTTTGTTTCTTTGTTGTTCTCACATCATCATATAATCTTTCTTTAGGAACACTTGTAATACTTGAACCAACAAAACCATTTCTACTATCATCAAGGGTTGTTTGTTTGATCGTAGGTTTTATACTATCATATAATCTTTCTGTTTCACCCGTGAATACTGACTTAATATTACCTTCATATGTTCTTTCTTCAGTTACTTCTCTTTCATTTGGATAAGCAAAATATCCATCTTTATTATGATTATCATCTATAGCTTTGCTTTCTAAATTCATATTTCTATTTGTATCAATATTTAATTGTTGATTTGTAGAACGCTTAAACATAGGTCGTTTCTCACTTGGATTAAAATTAACTGCTCCCGCAGGTCCTAATTTACCTTCATTAAATGTAGCTCTGTTTGTAGGTTTTACTATATTTTCAGGTTGAATCATCGGAGCATCAATTGCTCCCGTAGTTACTAACCATCTATCAGCTGTATTAATATAATCTGCATCGGGTTTATGTTGAAATACTTCACCTTCTTCTCCTCTGTGTTCTATTCCTTTACCACCTAAAACTTTACCACCAAAACTCTGTTTTTGATTTGTTAAAGTCCTTATAGAATCAACCGAATTTCTCTGAGCATATGCTAAATCAATATCTCTATTAATATCACTTTTTTGATCTATATGAGATACTCTTTCCTGCTCAAAAGGTAATTCATTTCTTCTCTCCATCCCTCCCACATATCTTGATGTATCTGAATTAGCACCTGCAAACTGATTACCAAAAACATTACCATAATCCTTTTGTAATTCAAAGAACTGACCCGTCTCTTTTTTTCTTTGCCTGAAAGCATGTTCGCCGCCAAAATGTCTTGTCATTTGAGGATTATCATCTAAATTTATATTCGGAGGCGAACCACTAAAAAAAGGTTCTATTTTAATACCTTGGTCATTCACTAAAAAATCATCTTTAGAAATCTCATTTCCAGAAATGCTTTGAATATTATTATCATGAGTAAAAGTATCTTTTAATGTATTTCTACCTCCAGGCATATTTAATGAATCTATTACTTTACTATCACCTTGCATAGATAACTCGTGATTCTTATTAACTAAATCTATCTCATATTTTTTAGCATCACTAAAATTAGCCTGATCATAAATACTATTTCCAGAACCCTCAAATATCGGAGGTTTTACTTCAGAATAAGTTTTATGTTTATCATCTTTATCTTTATTCATTAAATAACCAACACCTATTAAACCAAGTAATACAACTGATTCCATTATTAAATATAACTTACAAAATATATTTAATTTAAATATCTAATTTAAATAATTTTATTAATTCTTGAGGGATTTCATTCTTCTTAAAATAACAAATCATTTTTTCATCAAAATATCCTAATAGTTTAAAATGACAATTATTTTCTAAAATCAAAAATATATTATCATATTCACGTTTATATTCACACATAGTATTATAAACACTATAATCATTTTCGTAATCATTCGCATTTAGTATAAATATATTTATCTTTAAAACAACACATAAAACTTGTAATAACATAAAATCACCCCAATAAATGTGTCCCGATGTCTTAATACATTCTTTGAAATCATCTAATGTTTCTATTTCATAAGGATCCCATCCTTCACTAAAATCATCCGCATCTTTCATAATACGATAAGTAGTTATCATAAAATTATATTGTTCTTTACTAATATTATCAGATATCATCTTACGAATATCACTTCCAACATAATAATTACCTATATATCTATCTTTTTCATTTAAAGCATTTGCTATACAATGAAAGAAACAATCACCATCACTTTCACAATCCATTACACCATATAAAGAATTTTTCTCTTTTTTATTACTTAATCTATTTAATTGAATTATCCATTGTTTATTTAACTTTTCCCATCCACATTCATTTAAAATATGATGCCAATTATATTTTTTCACAGGTATATATTTGTCTCTATTAAAATATTCCAATTTATCATTTAATAATCTTATATTTTCTGTATAATAATATTCATTATTCATAATTAATTTACTAAAAATAATTATTTATATATATTTAATTACTCAAATTTTTAAATATTTAAGATAATAAAATATGTTAAAAAAAATTATGAATGCTTGCGGATGCGTTGATATTAAAATAGTCATATTATTATTCTTTATTTTAGCTATTATCTTTTCTATGTATAGTAACGAAATCAATAGTGCGATTAAAGGTGAAGATTGTGAATGTAATTAATTATTTTTCCATTTTTGGCCACAATGATTACAAATATAAATATATCTCATATTCTCAATATCATATTTAATATAAGTGATATCACATTCTTTAGATTCCTTAATTGAAATACATTCTGGATTTGTACATTTTATATTCGGATTATTTTGGATTTTAGGTAAAGTTATATCATGAGTAACATATTGATTATTATTAATAAATTCAGAATTATCATATTTTTTAAATTTTATTGAATAAATACAATTGTCTTTTTTACTATAAGGTTCATTTGTTAAACAAGCTTTACAATGATGTATTAATTTTTTATCTTCGTCTATATATAAATATGTCATATTCTGACATTCTTTACAAAAATGAACCTCTGACTCATTTACATCCATTCCTATATCTCCCATCTCTTTTATATATTTGATATAATTATTATTAATTTTAAATCAAATTTATTGTATACATTTATATTTCTCTAGTATTTCATTCTCTAGATTAGGATAATCTATTATTACATTTAATCCATATATATTTAATGTTATTTTTGTAGGTTTAGGATTCTTTTTTATTAATAATTTCATTTTATTAGTAATTGTTTCTTTATTATTAATCAAATGTTTATTTATGATAGGTGTAAATGTTTCAAAACAAGGATGTATTTCAAATCCATTTTTAGAAATCAATTGTTTATAATTATCATGTTCAACTATGATATTATAATAATCATTTCTTTTACCTTTTTCATTCTCAAATCCAGGTTCATTATGTAAAGGATTTTTACATAATAGTGATTGTATTGAAAGTAATATACTACCTATATGCATAATAGATGTCCATTTGGGACCAGACCATGTATTTATTGATGAAAGACATACTTTACCAATATAATTATCACTACTTCTTCCCACATATAAATTAGGATGAATACGATTACGACTCGTTGATAAATAACCTATCTTAGGAGGACTATAAGGATAATTATTTGGAAATTCTATTATAAAATATAATATTCCATTTTCATAAGGAGTATCTTCGGGTCCGATTATGATTGCACGAGCTTTTAACATATTTTCTTCATCAAATTCAATATGTATTCCTAAATCATCTAATTTCATATTTCTGATTTCTTTTAGATCTTTGTTTATAATCCGTTTAATCGCTTCTTTTGACATTTATTATAAATAATATTCTATATCTATAAATAATTTTGTATTATCATTTATTTTTTTAGATTTTTAAAAATTTGATTATTTACAAATCTCTATTATTTTATAGAGAGTAAATAAACTATAATATAAATAAATTTGATATTTTGGATTTTCGTTTAACTAATTAAAGAAAAAAATATAAAGAAACATTATTTGAGTATGAATAAGTTAGTGCTATTTTTAGATCAATTTATAATTCAAAAAAATGATAAAAAAACTAAAGCAACTCATACCTCTATGAAAGGAGGAAAATGGAAAATACCTCAAAATAAATTAGATGATTTTTATAAAATAGTATCATCATTAGATAATATTACTATTCCAATAGTAGAAAAAATGAATGATATTCACCCTTTTGTATTTGACTTAGATTTAAAGTACAAAGAGGTTTTAAATGAAAGAGTTTATACAGAAGATTCTATAGAGACATTTTTAATTCATGTTTGGAAAAAAATAACTGAATGTATTCAAATTGACGATTGTAAAAGTAAAGGTAGTGTTTTAGTTTTAGAAAAAGATAAACCTTATCCTTGTAATAAAGGTGATTTTAAATCTAAAGATGGTTTACATATAGCTTTTCCAGATATATTGATAGATAAATCCGCATACAAAAAAATTATTTCTTTAATTCAAGAAGAAGATTGTATTAAATCAATATTTGATGAAAGCAGTGAAATAGGTCCTGATAATAATACAAAGCAAATTGTAGATAGTTCATTTTCATCTTGGCAACTATATGGTTGTGGTAAAGAAGGTGAATCACCTTATTTAGTAACTAAATTATATCAAATAAATGATGATGGATTCCCTGAACCTCAAGTAATAGATGAATATTATAGTAATTCTATGAATATACTTAAATTAACTAGTATGTGTTATAGAGATAAAGTAAATATTAAATATACACCAAAATTTGATAACACATTTAAAAATAAATCAAGCAGTAAGAGTAGTGGTAATAAAGAGTTAACAACTGATAAAGGTATAATGTCTGATATGTCAAAATTCGCTGGTATGTTTATGCAAGAATCAATTCAAAATTCAAATAGAAATCCTTATTTTCAATTTGAAGAAGAAGATGTTAAATTTATTAAAGCACTTGTAAAGTGCTTATCAAAAGAAAGAGCAAGTTCTTATGGTTTAGATGATAAAGGTGGATGGATGGATGTAGCATTATGTCTTCATAATATTAATCAAGAACCCCAATTTAAGAATATTTCATTTTTAGAAGATTGGAAACTATTTAGTAGTAAGTGTCATCTTTATGATCCAGTAGAATGTGATAAAAAATGGGAAAGTATTAATGATAGTTATACAGGTGAAAGATTAGGAATGGGTTCATTAATGTTTTGGGCAAAGAATGATAATGAAACTATGTTCAAGAAAGCTAAAGCGGATAGTTTATCATCATTAATTGATGAATCGGTTAAAATCGGCGCGGGTGCCGATCATCTCATTGCTAATATTGTTTATAAATATTATGAAGATGAATTTATCTCTGTAAATGTAAAAGATGAATGGTATTATTTTAACGGAGTAAGGTGGGAAAGAACTCTAGAAGGCACTATGTTAAGAATGAAAATCCATAAGGAAATTTCAATGTTGTATGCAGGTTATTATACAAAGTATGCTCAGAAAGAAGTTGATAATCCTGATGACGAAAACTGTAAAAAATGGAAAAAAAATGTAAATGAAATACAAATTAAATTATTAAAAGATTCATATGTCAGTACTTTAATGAATAGTTTAAGGAATTTATTTTACAAGAAAGAAATTATGGAAAAGTTTGATACAGATACAAATCTATTGGGTTTTGAAAATGGTATTTATGATCTTAAGAATAATGTATTTAGGGAAGGTAGACCTGAAGATTATGTAACGATGTCTACAAAGGTGACAATGCCTGTAGATTCATCTAACTTGCCAATTAAACTTGATGATATGATAGCTAGTTTCTCTCTAATCCCTAGATATGATGAAGTATATGAAATGTTAGATGATTTCTTAAACAAGATTGTTCCCTTACCAAATGTTAAGAAATATACATTAAAGTTTTTATCTAAGTGTCTTTCAGGTGAAAATCGTGATGAAGGATTTTATATCTGGACAGGTACTGGTGGTAATGGTAAATCTAAACTAATTGATTTAACATCATTATGTATGGGAGATTATTCGTGTAATTTACCAATTGCTTTACTAACTCAAAAACGTAAAGCATCTGGAGCAGCTAGTCCTGAGATGGCATTAACTATGGGTAAGCGTTTATGTGTCATGCAAGAACCTGATGTCAATGAAACTATGAATATTGGTCAAATGAAAGAATTAACAGGTAATGATAAAATTCAAGCAAGGGCATTATTTAAGGAACCATTCTTCTTTACTCCTCAATTCAAGTTAGTTTGTATGTGTAATGATTTACCTAATATTCCATCAAATGACGATGGTACTTGGAGACGTTTAGAAGTAGTAGATTTTGTATCTAAGTTTGTAGATAGTGAAAATGATGTTAATCATGAATTAAATAGATATATTAAGGATAAAACTATTAAAAATAAGATCCCGATGTGGGTCATCCCATTCTTTGCTATGTTATTACCAATGTGGCGAGATTATGATGAGAATGGCATTGAAATTCCCGAAGAAATCAAAGCAAAGACAAATGAATATCGTGGTGATAATGATATCATCGGTCAATGGATTGAACAACAATGCGAAACTAAAGGTCATGATATATCAGCTGATGGAATTACTAAAGTTGCTCCTACCGATTTCAAGACACTTTATGATAGTTTCTCAGAATTTTGTGAAAATGTTCTTGGTCGTCAAAGTAATAATATCCCAGATATGTCTGTAGTAAAGACAGCTCTTAAGAAGTGGCAGGAAAAATCAGAGTGGGGTCTCAGTTATGGAAAGAGGAAGGATCAAGCCGGTCCAAATGGTTATGAAGCGTGTATGCAATTTAACCTTGTAATTTCTTAATATATTTATAATATGTATAATATAAACAATATAAACAATGGAAAGATTAAAAATAGAATTATACAGAGGATTAAGAATTTTTAAGAGTAGATATCCTGTTTATTTATTAATTTTAATTATAGGTTTTTTATTACAAAGAAGTGTATTATTAGATATTCCTATGAAAAATAATGATACTAGAATACCTTTCAAATTATATGATTATAATATAAGTATCAATGCTTTCTTTCATAGTACATTAATCGTATTTTGTATCTACTTGATTGAAATTTTTTACAGAGAATGTTTAAATTAAATATTATATAATTAATATTATATGAAAAATAAGAAAACCGCAAGAAAATCTAAAAGAGGAGGTAGTAACTCTAAAAAAGTAATCATAAAAAAATCAACGAATCCTAAAAAGAAATATATGGCTGTCTTCTATGAAAATGGTAAGCGTATAAAAACAACTCATTTTGGTTGTGCAGGAATGAGTGATTATACTAAACATAAAGATCCAGCTAGAAAACAAAGATATATGAATCGTCATAAAGCTACTGAAGATTGGTCAAAACCTATGTCAGCAGGAGCACTTAGTAGATATATACTGTGGAATAAACCTACATTAAAAGCATCTATTCAAGATTATAAGAAAAGATTTAATTATTCATAGATTTAAGATAATCTATTGTTTCATTATATCCTTTTTCTATCATCTTTTTTCTTTCATCAATATCTAAAGAAAAATTTAAACCACCATTAATATGATATGTAAATACTTTTTTATCTTCGTGACTTATATTATTATCTCTATCATTCATTAAATCTATGGTAAATTTCAATATAGGTAAATATTTTAATATACCAAAGTTATTTCTATTTGTAGTGCCACCTCGAACATTTAATCCTAAATAATTTTTAGATTTACATTCCTCAATAGGGAAATGACCCTTTAATCCTCCATCAACATAAAAATTACCATTGTATTCCACTGGTTGAAAAAAATAAGGGATTGCTGTTGTCATCATAGATAGTTTTATTAAACCTATATCGGGATTATTTTTATAATTAATATATTCAGTTTTTCCTTTATCAACATTATAAACTTTCACAATGAGTATAATACTAGATAAATCATATAATTCTTTTAATGTTAAATCATTTTTACTAGTTTTATGACGGATAAATGAAGATATACTATCACCAATAGGTTGATTATTAAATAAACCAAATTTTAATAATAAATCATCTATTTCTAAATCATCAATGTTTAATAATTTAGTTAAATCAGTTTCTAAGACTATTTTTTCAATCTGTCCTATAGTATAATCTAATAAATAAAGTATAGAAAAGATAATACCTACAGATGTTGTTATAATACATTTTAACTCATTTCGTTTTAAAATATCATAATCGGTTAAAGCTTTTAAGATGCCAGCATAAGCGACACCTGAAGGACCACCACCTGATAACACTAAAGTATCAATCATATATAATCATATTAATTAAATATTTCTTTTAATATTTAATTTTTTCTAAATTATATTATAAATAATAATGGAAGACACTATTGATAGTTTACACGAGAAAATGGTGGCGCTGACGAAGAAGCAGGATGAGTTGAAAACGGCGATGGTGGAGGCGGTTGACGATAAAGATAAGCATGCACGCTTGCTTGCTTGCAGAGGCTTCTGTCGTTGTGAATGAATACATGAATCTCTATAGACGGTATGAGGAGGCTATGAGGAGAGAGAGTGTTAAAAAAGATGCAGAGATTGCGGAGCTTGAAGCGCAGCTTGAAGCGGCCAAAAAGGGTAAGGAAATGGTCAAAGGGGAGGGGGGGGGATTATTTAAATCT